AGCGGCACCTCGTTTGCCAATCCGACCGCCTCGCTGGGACTCGCGGCCGTCAACGGCTCCGCCAGTACGGCGATGCGCTCCGATGGCGCGCCAGCGCTCGACGTGAGTATGGCGCCCACGTGGACCGGCGTGCATACCTTTGCGTCCACCAAGTTGAAACTCGGTGGATCGTCCTCGGGCACCCTTACGCTCGCTGTCCCTGCGGCGGCTGGCACCAACACGGTGACGCTGCCCGCTGGCACGACCGATTTTTCGGCGACGGGTGGCACGTCACAGGTCGTGAAACAGATCAGCGCCGGCGCTGCTCTTACCGTGGCCAGGCTCGCCTGTGCCGATCTCTCGGATGCGAGTTCAGGCTGCAGCGCGAGCAGCACCGCACTGGCCAATCCGACCGCGAGCGCGGGTGGCTCGGCGGTCAATGGCTCGGCGTCGACGGCGATGCGCTCGGACGGCGCGCCAGCGCTCGCCGCGGTGCAGACCCGGCGGGTGTGCAGTCTCCTTGTGGGAGCGGATAATGGCGTAGTGCTGGTCGACGCGGATCTCGGGCCACAAGGCCAGCAGTGTAAAGTCTCTGCCGCCGCCACGGCGCAAGAAATTGTCGTCAATGCGGACGGCGGCACCCCAAACGTGATTGTGCGCAAGAAACATTGTGCGACGTTTGCGGCCGGCGTGTGCACGTCGTGGACCAGTACCGATCTGCTGTCTTCGGCGCTCGCCGCCGCCGCCAGTAACTTTGATGCGTGTAGTAATACGGGAGGCACCACCGGGCTGGATGGGGGCACCACCTGTGCCGCAACCCTGCAAAATGGGACGCTGGCAGTCGGGGACTGGTTGGAACTCAAGTCAGGCACGGCGGGCGGGACGGCAAAGCGCTTGAGTGTCGATATTGTCTATACGATTAATTGAGAGGAGGCCACGCATGAAGTCACGACTGCTTGGAACCCTGCTGCTCCTCCTGGTGGTCGCCCAGGTGTGTGGGGCGGCGATCACGGCCGCCACGTTCTGGGAAGTCAGGCCAACAACGGGCTCAAACCTCAACGGGGCATGTTTTGATAGTACGATTGCCAATGCCGGCACCGATTACAGCCAGCAGGCAACCGCCCAGCTCTCGCTCTCTGATATGGCGACCACGGGGGTGACCACGACGGTGACAAGTGTCACCGGCGGGTTTACCGCCGCCATGATCGGCAACTGTCTGCACATTGAAAGCGGCACGAACTGGACCAGAGGCTTTTATCAGATTACGGCTTTTACCAACAGCAATACGATCACGGTGGATACGGCGCCGACCAGCGCTGCTGGGGTGAGTGGGACCGGCAAAGTGGGCGGAGCCTCGCTCAGCTTTAACGGCCAGACCATTATTACCCTCGCGGCATCCCTCCTCGCTGGCCAGACGGTGTACGTCAAAAATGAAGCGTGGAATGAAGCCGTCACCTTGACGGTGGCGGGAACAGTTGGCAAGCCGATTACGACCGAAGGCTATAACACGACACGTGGGGATGCCCCGACGGGATCGAATCGACCACGCAATAACCGCGCGAGTGCCGCCACGATCCCCCTGACCATCTCCAATGGCCAGCAAATCATCAAGCATCTGTGGCTCTCCAATGCTGGCAGCGGCGGCAATGGCATTACGCTGACAAGTAGTAAGGTCCAATTCGTCAACGTGCGGTCGTCCAATAATGCCGGGCACGGTTTCTCAGATAATAGTACCGATAATACCTATTTTCGGTGCGAAGCCGATACCAATACGAGCAATGGGTTTAATCTCAGCGGCTCAGGGTATTATGCGGTTGTGGCCTCGTATGCGCACAATAATACCCTCATTGGCATCAAAGTGGGGTCGACGGACGGGTTTGCTCTGGTGAGTAATATTGTGGCGGCGAACGCGAGTCATGGGATATCGCTCTCTGGCGGGCTCAATGCTGGAGTGCTGCTCAATAATACCATTGATGGCAATACGGGCGCCTCGACTGATGGTCTCAATATCCCTACGGGGGTCACGTTTGGTTCGGGGGTCTTACTCGCCAATAACATTTTCTCCAATAGTGGTCGTGATGGCGTGCGCGTCACCAATGGCACGGCGACCAATACGAGCCTGTGGACGGACTATAACGATTTCTTCGGCAATAGCGGCACGGCACGTACCAACTTTCCGACCGGCCCACATGACGTGACCACCAATCCCACGTTTACGAACAGCGCAGGTGGGGACTACTCCCTGGGCACGCCGCTGCGTAACGCCGGCTTTCCTGGCACCTTTCCTGCTTCGACAAGCATCGGCTATATGGACATTGGGGCCGTGCAGAGTGGACAAGGAGCCATCACCCAGGGCGCGTGCCACCGCGTGGCGCAGTAGGAGAACGTCTATGCGACGGAGAGGGATGCTGCTGGTCTTCGGGTTGGGCGTCTGCCTGCTGGCGCCGGGTCGCGCCGGCGCCCAGCAACCCCCCCGCTCGGCCGAAGAACTGACCTGGGATGTGCGCCAGCTCCAGGCCAGCCGGGCGCAGTGTGAAGAGCACGTCTCGGCCCTGGGCGTGCAACTGGAGCGCGTGCAGCAGGAGCTGGCCGCGGTGCAGGCGCAGCGCACTCAACGGAAGGCGCCCCCGGCCCAGCCCCGAGAGGAGCGTCAGCCCGGCGGCCGCGCCCCCGAGGAGCCGTGACATGGCTGCACCCAAGGCGGGCACCGCCTATACGTTTGTGATTGGGCTGTTTGACGTGGCCAACCCGGGCCGCCTGAAGACCACGCCGACGCTCACGGCCGGCGATTTTCAGCTCTCGCTCAATGGCGGCGCGCTGGCGAATCTGGCGACGCTCCCGGTCGAGACGCCGGCGGGCTCGGGGCTGGTGCTGGTCAGCCTGGCGGCGGGCGAAGTGGCGACCAAAACGGCCGTGCGCTGGAGTGATCCCGAGTTTGAATGGGGGGATGGCGCGTATTTTTTTGATGCGCCCGCCGCGACCCTGGAGGACATTCAGGCCAAGACGGCGAGTCTCACGTTTACGCGGGCCGGGCAGGTCGATGCCAACGTGCAGCGCATCCATGATGTGACGATCACCGGAGACGGCAGCGGCACGCCGTTTGGCGTGTAGCCCCTGGCCGCCGTCGGGCTGCCCTGCTGGACGCCCCACGTCTGGGCCACGACCGTCTGGGCGCCGCACGTCTGGCGCGAGGTGGCCAGCGAGGCGCTGACCGGCGGCTGGCCGTGGCCCCGCTTGCGTGGCTGGCCGGCGCCGCCACGGCGGGTCCGGGCCGAGGATGAGACGGTATCCGAGGCGCCCGTAGACACCCCGTTAGAGGGGGACAGCGGGCGCGAGGGAGCGGCAGAGCGCGCCGCTCCCACCCTGGCGCCGCTCCTGGCCACCGCGACGGTCCTGCCGCCGCTGGACTGGGCGCCGCTGCTGGCGCTGGCCGGGGCCGATCAGGCCCGCCGGCAGGCGCAGGCCGAGGAGGAGGAGGCGCTGCTGGTGCTGCTCATGCTGGTGGAGGAGCTCTAGATGGATGACCCTGGGCTCGAAGGCTTGACCGAAAGTGTGCACGCCCGCGACGGCGCGGCGCGCGGCTGGGCGCCGTCGGCCGGCACCAGCCCGCTCAAGCCCGGCGATCACTATACCATCGCAGGCGTGTATCGCCGCCGCACCTGGTGGGAGTGGCTGACCGGCGCCCCACGGCGGCTCCAGGTCTGGTATGTGCGAAAGGTGCAGGAATGACCAAGAGCTGGCTGGACAAATACCCCCGCGCCGCCGCGATGCTGCAAGGGGACGATGACGTACTCCTGTACGAGCCCCAGAGCTGCCGCGGGCTGGACCCGGAGCCCCCCGAGGCGCTGGAGCGGGCCTGGCAGGCGCTGGCGCTGGATCTCGACGTGGAGGAGCTCGACCGCGGCGACTGGTGAGCGCAGAAACGAACACGTGAGATGTTAGTCCACGACTGACAGACGACAACCACACACGACCGTGCCCCGGTGTTGCAACGCCGGCGGGCACGGAAGCCCACGCGGGCAGAGGTCGCGACCGCCTCTGCCCGCGTTTTTCGTGCCTGGCGCGGTCGTGTGTGTGCCCGATGCCCTCGCCGGCGGCTTGCTGGCGCTGACCTGGAGAGGTATCTCATGCCCCAAGGCGACGACTTTCTGATGGACATCCCCCTGACGCCGGCCCCTGCGCCGGTGGACCCGGAACCGGCTGCGCCCGCCCCGGTGGCGAGCGACCCCGCGGCCCCAGCCCCCGTGGACCCCGCCCCTGCTCCTGCAACCCCAGACGAGACCCCGGACGCCGTGGCCCAACGCCGCCGTGATGCCGCGTTTGCCGCGCAGCGCCGGGAGAACCAGGCGCTCAAAGCCCGCCTGGACGCCCTGGAAGCCCGCACCGCTCCCGCCCCGACCCCCACCCCTCCGCCAGCCGCCCCGGTGACTGGCGCCACGCCTCCGAGTCCCGAGGCGTTCGCCACCCATGCGCAGTACGTGCAGGCCGTGGCGCAGTGGACGGTCGAGCAGCACGAGGCGGTGAAAGAGGCGACCACGACGGCCACGCAGATTAGCACCGCCTGGGAGCAGCAGGAACAGCAGGCCAAAGCCAAGTTTACCGATTATGACGAGGCGCTCGACGCCGACACGACGCGCTATCACCCGGCCGTGCTCCAGGCCATCCAGACCAGCGACCAGGGCGCCGAGGTGGCCTACCACCTGGCGACGCACCCGGAGGAGGCGCAGCGCCTCGCCGCGCTCGCCCCGGTGGCCGCCCTGCGCGCCCTGGGACGCCTGGAGGCGCAGCTGAGTGCGCCCGTGGCGGCAGACCCCTCGCCTGCTCCGACACCCCCGCCAGCGCCGTTACCGCCGCCGCTCACCCCCGTGGGAGGCGCTGGGCCGGGAGGCTCGACCGTGAGCCCCGACCAGCTCCCCTACGAGGAGTACGTGGCCTGGTATAAGAAGACGTTTGGCACCAGATAGGAAGGCTGTGGCCGTATGGCCAATACGCTGTTAACCGTAGACATGATTATGCGACGCGCCTTGATGGTCCTCGAGAACAATCTCGTGGCCGCCAAGTTCGTCAACCGCGAATATGACGATTCCTATGCGAACTCGGGCGCCAAGATTGGCGCGTCCGTCCGCATCCGGATCCCCCCCCGCACGGTGGTCACCAAAGCGGTCACGTTTGTCGCCCAGGACCAGGTGGAAGAGTACACCACCCTGACGGTCGATAAGCAGCACCACGTCGGCATGTCGTTCACGCAGCAGGAGCTGACGCTCCAGGTGGACGATTTCAGCCAGCGGTTTATCGAGCCCGCCATGGCGAGTCTGGCCAACGACATCGACCAGACCGTGCTCGCCGAGTACTGGAACTTCTACAACGCGGTCGGCACGCCGGGCACCACGCCGGGCAGCTCCGGCGGCGCCCCCACCACGGCGGCTGCAGCCCTGTTTATCTACGGCAGTGCCATGGCCAAAATGGATTACGAGGGCGTCTCGCGCGACTCCCAGCGGGCCATGATCGTGGAGCCGCTGGCCAATGTCATGCTGGTCTCGGCGCTGGCCGGGCTCTTTAACCCCACCTCCACCATTGAGGAGCATTACACGCAGGGCACCATGGGCGGCGGCATGGCCACCTTTGGCGCCAAGTTCTCCATGGACCAGAACGTGGCCACGCACGTGGTCGGCCCCCTGGGCGGCACGCCGCTCTGTGATGGCGTCGGCGTCGAAGCCGCCGCTACGCTGGTCACCAAGGGCTGGACCAACGGCAACGCGAGCCGCCTCAAGCATGGCGATATTTTCACCATCGCCAACGTCTACGCCGTCAACCCGCAGACCCGCGCCTCGACCGGCCAACTGCGGAACTTTGTCGTGACCGCCGATTGTAGCGATACCGCCGGCGCTATCACGATTCCCATCAGCCCCTCCCTGACCTCGACCGGCGCGCGGCAGACCATCAACAGCCTGCCCGCCGATAACGCGGCCCTGACCATCATGGGCGCCGCCTCGACCAACAGCCCGCAGAATATGCTGCTCCACAAGGACGCGATTACGCTGGCCTGTGTGGACCTCGAAAACCCCAACGGCTACGGCGCCTGGGGCGGCCGGATCGCCAGCAAAAAGCTGGGGATCTCGATGACCATGGCGCGCCAGTATGACATCAGTACGACCGCGTTTCGGACAAGGATTGACGTGCTTTTCGCGACGAAAACGGTGCGTCCACAATTGGGCGTACGTGTCGTGGGCTGAGTTAACTGTCTGCGTCGTTGGCTACAAAGGGAGCCCTATGGCCTTTCCCAAGATGTTTTACCGCTCCGACGGCACCACGACCACGGTGACCACGCAGGCGCAGCAAGACGCGCTCAGCGGCGCCTGGTTCGACTCGCCGGCGGATTTCGGCTATCTCACCGCGCCGTCCGTGGATCAGCTCGACACGGGCACGGCGACCGCCTTTAGCTACGCGCCCAACGGCGTGCAGGTGCCCCCCGCCATGGGCGGGATCGGCTAGGAGGCCTATGGCCTATCCGAAGATGATGTACCGCAGCACCGGCCGGACCCGCCTGGTGCAGTCCCTGGCCGAGCAGCAAGCGCTCCTCGGCACCTGGGCGGAAAGCCCGGCGGCGTTTGGGGAGTTTACCGCGCCCTCGGTGGCCCAGACCGCGGCCTATGCCGCCAGTGTGCTGCCCCTGGTGCTGGCCTATGCCCCGAACACGCGGCATAGCACCGTGGCCACCGCCGTCTATACGGACGGCGTGCGGGCCAATTTTCCCATGCAGATCCTGGTCACCGGGCAGGCCCTGGTGACGATTCCTGCGCACGGGGAGGCCCCCGTGCTGAGCTACCCCACGTAAGCACGCACCGCGGCGGGCCGTCCCGCTGCGCAAAGGAACACGATGTCCTCTGATACCGTTCAACTGGAAGGCTATGTCGGCGCTGGCGCCCTGCTCTCGGATGGCGTGGTCACCACCCGCCCCCGCATGGGCAATTTCGGCGAGTTGATGACCAGCCCGCTCAATACGCGCTTTTACGAGCACGTCTTGCGCGGCAACGCCTTTGTCTACAGCACCCCCGCCGTCGGCGCCGCCCTGGTGGCCCCGACGACCACCAACGCGCCGATGCTGTGGAATCCCGCCGGCAGCGGCAAGAACCTGGTGCTGCACAAGATCGTCTATGGCTATACGGGGACCACCTGGGCCGTCGGCCATATTGAGTATGGCGTGGTCCTGAACGCCGGCTCGCAGATTGGCACTGGCGCGCCCATCGTCTCCCTGACGCAGGTGGCCGGGGTCAACCTCCTGCTCGGCGCCGGGAATGCCTCCGTCATGCGCTTTGCGCCTACCACCCTCGTGGTGATCGCGGCGCCGACGTTCCTGTGCACCGCGGGCATCTCGTCCAACGCCGGCACCGCCACCGCCGTGGTGCCGCCGTTCAAAATGGAAGACATGATCGAGGGGCACATCATCGTGCCGCCTGGCAATGCCTTCTTCGTCATGGCCCAGGCGGCCATCGCGGGGGTCGTGTGCGTGTCGATATACGGCGCAGAGGTAGCCGTCGCGCCAACTGCTTGATATATAAGGAGTTATAGTATTTAAACTCCCCCGGCTGCCGCAGGGTAGCCGGGCTTCCCCGAGAAAGGACCCCTATGACCTGGTTTGAGGCCCTGAATCTGGCCATCCGCCTGATTCAGACGATTACGCCGATTATTGGCACGGTGACGCACAGCGGCGCGTCGCCGCTGGACCCGGCGGCGCTGGACCCCACCGACGTGGCGGCCCTGGCCGCGCTGCACGCGCACGTGCAGGGGCCGGGGCAGCCGTGAGCACCGTCCGCGACCTGGTGAGCGCCGCCCTGCTCGACCTGGGGGCCATCGCCAGCGGCGAAGTGGCCACGGCGAACGAGGCGGCGGACGGCTTCCGTGCCTTGAATTTGCTGGTGTCGAGTTGGCGGCTCGAATCCTTGATGACGTATGCCATTGCCACGGTAACTCTCCCCCTCACCGGCGCGGCCAGTTACACCTGGGGCACCAGCGGCGCTATCAACGCCGAGCGCCCGGTGCACCTCGACCATGCGGTGCAGCGGCAGGGCAGCGGCGCCGGGGCGCTGGACTTCCCGCTCCAGGTGTTCACGGCGGAGGAGTATGAGCGGATCGGGCTCAAGGCCATGACCAGCAGCCTGGCCGCCGGCGTGTATTTGGATCATGCTTTTCCACTGGCGAGCCTGTTCCCGTGGCCGATCCCGCCCAGCGGCGATACGCTGCTGCTCTACCCGTGGACGCCACTCACGGCCTTTGCCAGCCTCGACACCACGGTGGCCCTGCCGCCGGGCTACGAGCGCGCCTTGCAAGCGGCGCTGGCCATCGACCTGGCGCCCTCCTACCGGGATTGTCAGGTGACCCCAGCCCTGGCGGCGAAGGCGGTGGAGGCGAAAGCCTTACTGAAAGTCGCCAATGCCCACAGCCGCCTGCTCAGCCTGCCCGCCAACCTCCCGAGGGGGCAGGGCCGGGGCGGCTGGGGGGCCACCAGCAGCGCCTCATTCCTCTCGGGAGGCAATACCTAATGGACATTCTCAATATGCTAGAGGCTTTAGCGGATTTGCACGCCCAGCAAGCCGCCATCCGCGCCGCCCAGGCGGTGGCCCTGCCGGCCCGCGTGCGGTCTCAGCTCGCGGCGGTGGAGGCGCGCTTTGCGCCCGAGCTGGCCGCCGTGGCCAGCGAGCTGGCACTGGTGGAGCAGCAGGTGAAGGCGGCGGTGCTCGCCCACGGCCAGAGCGTCAAAGGCGCGCGCCTGCATGCCATTTTTCTGGCGGGGCGGGTCCTGTGGAATACCGACAAGCTGGAAGGCTTTGCAGCAGTCCATCCCGAGGTCCTCAGCCTGCGCAGCGAGGGCAAGCCGAGCGTGACGATACGAAAGGTGGCGCCCTAGTGGACGACTTCCGCGACCGCCTGCACGTCCTCACCTGCGTGTTCAACCCGATGCGCTACCGCAGCCGCTGGCGGCTCTACCACGACTTTGCCGCGCACATGGCGGCCTCCGGCGTGGTGCTCTATACCGCCGAGCTGGCCGTGGGGGAGCGCGCCTTTCAGGTCACCGAGGCGGACAACCCGCGGCACCTGCAACTGTGGACGCAGCATATGCTCTGGTTTAAGGAAAACATGCTGAACCTGCTGGCGCAGCGCCTGCCGCCCGCCGCGCGCTACCTGGCGTGGATTGATGCGGATGTCCATTTTGTGCGGCCCGACTGGGCGAGCGAGGCGGTGCACCAGCTCCAGGTGCACCCGATCCTCCAGCCCTGGTCCGAGGCGCTCGACCTGACCGCCCAGCACGAGCCGCTGATGCGGCACAAGTCGTTTGCGTGGTCGTATCACCACCTGGCGCCCGATCCGCAGGCGGACCCCTACCAGCCGCCCAAGCCGCAGCCGCAGTGGACGCCGTGGCACCCAGGGTTCGGTTGGGCGTGTACGCGGGACGCCTGGAATGCCTGTGGCGGGCTGCTCGATGCCGCCCTCCTGGGCGCGGCCGACAACCACATGGCCAAGAGCCTGATCGGGGATGGCCAGTACTCGATGCCCAAAGGCGTCACCCCCGGCTACCGCCAGATGGTCCTCGACTGGCAGACCCGGGCCCAGGCGCTGCACCGCGACCTCGGCTATGTCGAGGGCTTACTCACGCACGCCTGGCATGGGCGCAAGGTGGACCGCGGCTATTGGGACCGCTGGCAGATTCTCGTGCGCCACCAGTTTGACCCCCGGACGGACCTGAGCCGGGATGCGCAGGGCCTGTGGCAGCTCGTGGCGGGCAGCGCCAGGCAGCGCCGGCTGCGGGATGCCCTGCGGCGGTATTTCAAAATGCGCAACGAGGATTTTCTGGATTAGGAAGCGACGATGCCGAACTTCCCGAACTTCATCGGCGGCGCCTATCTCAGCCGCGTCCCCAACCAGAACGCCCAGACCTGCATCAATCTGTATGTGGAGGGCGACGGCGGCGCGGCCACGCTCCTGCGGGCGAGCAACCCGGAAGCCGGCAAGACGCCCGCCATGCTGATCGGCACGCCGGGGCTCTCGCTGTTCGCCACGCTGCCCAGCGCCGGCGTGCGCGGCCTCTACACCGCGAGCGGCGGGCGCTGCTTTGCGGTGGGCGGCGCGCACCTCTACGAGCTGCACAGCGATGGCACGGCGACGGCACGCGGCACGCTGGCGAGCGCGAGCGGCCCGGTGGCCCTGGCGGATAACGGCCCGCACCTCATCGTCGTGGATGGCACGACGGCGGGCTACCTGCTCAACCTCACCACGAACATCTACGCGCCCATCGTGTCTGACGCCTTCTATGGGGCGGATCGCGTGGCGTTTTTCGATGGCTATTTCGTCCTCAACCGCCCAGGCACGCAACAGCTCTATATCTCGGGCCTCTACGCCGGCAACGTCTACGCCGGCCTGGACTTCGCCAGTGACGAAGCCTCGCCGGACCTGGTGGTGAGCCTGGAGGTGCAGCGCCGGGAGCTGCTGGTGCTGGGCAGCCGCTCAGGCCAATTGTGGTTCGATAGTGGGGCGCTCGACTTCCCTTTTTCCCCGATTGCGGGCACGTCGTTCACCTACGGCTGTGCGGCGCGGCACTCGCTGCGCACGCTGGGGGGCACCTTTTTCTGGCTGGCGCAGGACGAGGCAGGCGCCAAGAGCGTCATGCTGCTCCAGGGCTATGAGCCCGTCCGGATCAGCACGCCGGCGATAGAATACGCCATCAACCAGTACAGCCGGGTCGACGACGCGATAGCGTGCACCTACCAGGAGGAAACGCATAGCTTCTACTGCCTGAGCTTCCCCACCGGCGGCGCGACCTGGGTGTGGGATACCAGCACCAAGCTCTGGCACAGCCGTGCGGACGTGGACCCCAGCACCGGCCTGTTCACCCGCAGCCGCGTCGAGCACCACTGCGCCGCGTTTGGGAAGCACCTGGTGGGGGGGGCGAACGACGGACGGATCTATGAGCAGGACCTGGATCTATTTGACCTTGCCGGGGACCCACTGGTACGCCAACGCCGGAGCCCCTTCCTGCATCAAGATAGACGGCTTCTCTATCACGCAGTGATAGAGATTGACCTGCAAACAGGGGGTGGCTTGGATGCCGGCCTGGTGCCCGGAAGTGACCCGCAAATCCTGATGCGTTTTTCCGACGATGGCGCCCGAACGTGGTCCCATGAGCATTGGACGTCCGCTGGCCCACTCGGGCAGTACCTCACCCGTGCTATTTGGAGGAGGCTAGGCCGTTCGCGCCAAAGGACGTACGAGGTGACGATCAGTGACCCGATCCGGGTAGCCATCCTCGGCGCCCGCGTGGAAGTTAGCTAACGAAAGGAGCCCGTATGACGCAGCCGCAACTTGAGCCCGGCAATGCCATGAACCTGCATCCCCTGGAAACGGTGGTGATTGAACTGGATCATCTGCCCGATGGCCGGGAGTGCTTTAACGTGCGCGCCAGTGCCATCCAGCACCAGGGCGCCATCTGGGAGCGCATCACCACCATTCTGTTCGGCGGGCTGCGCGCGGCAATCGCCCAGACCTGCCAGCCCCAGGCCGAGGCGTCGCGTATCGTCCAGCCGCAAGGCTTCATGGTCCCCCCTGTGAGCGACCGCTAGGAGGGTGACCGATGGCTGACCAGGACCCCCAAACCATGCGGGATTGGCTGAGCGCCCAGGAGCGCCTACGGCAGGGGGGCATTCCGGCCGAGAGTCTCACGACCCCCCGGCCGTGGTGGCAGGACGTGCTCACCCGCGCGGCGATGCAGACGCCGGTGGTGGGGCCGCTGTTTGCGCCGCCGCAGTCGCGGCCCGTACCGCAAGAAGGCGTGGAGCCGCTGCCCCTCGGGAGCCTGGGCGACCCGGTGAGCCAGGCGGCGTTTCTGATGGCGCCGGGGCTGTTGCAGGGAACGAAGGCCACCGCCGACCTCCTGGGGCAGCCGGGCTACAGCCGGAGCTTCGGGCAGGGCGGGCCGCTCACGATGTTGCGCGGCGAGCGGGGGAATTTGGGGCCGCCGCCGGTGAGCGAGTACGGCGAGGCGCTGCCTAGGAGTGTGGTGCGGGGGGCGGATGGGACGCTGACGAAGCTCTACCACGGGACCGGAGGGGCGTACCCGGATTTCGAGATGAGCCAGGCCGGCAGCGGTGCCGGAGGGGAGTTGTATGGGCCGGGCATCTACCTGACGGACTCGCCCGCCGTGGCCGGAGGCGACAGTGCGGCCATCAGCTCCGCCTATGACGCCCTGGTGGCCCGCCGGGAGACGGACCTGGCGCTGAGTAGCTCGTCCTACCATCGCGCGACCGTGCAGCGCGACTTTGAGGCACGGGTCAACGCGCTGGACCTGGGCTATGCCTCGACGGGACGCCCACGGGGCACCCCAAACGTGCGCCCCGTGTATGCGGACCTCAAGCGGCCGTTTGACATTGACGCCCCCATTGGCGCGGCGGACGTCGAGCGCGTGCTGCGGGCCACCAAGGACCCGGCGGCCCTGGCGCGGGCGGAGGCCGCTGGACGCGGCGGGAGCGCCGCCTTGTCTGGCATGACGGGCCAGGACGCCTATCAGATGCTGACCAGCTACGTGGACAAAGGCGCGGCGGCGGACGCGCTCCGCCAGGCCGGCTACGACGGCATTACCCACGTCGGCGGCGGCACCACGGGCACGGCGCCGCACCAGGTCTACATTGCCTTTTCGCCGGAGCACGTCTACCCGGCCCCGGCGGTGGAGGCGCTCAAATGAGCCTCCTTCCGCCCATCCTGTACAAGGCGGAGTTAACCGAGCGCCAGACGCAGCTCTTAGCGCGTCCCTGGGTGCACTGGTTCCAGGCCCTCGACACCCGCGTCGGCGGCCCGTCGGCCCCCACCATCCTGGAGCTGGCGGCGGACCTGGCGGCCCTGGGCAGTGTGCCGGCGGCCCTGGCGGCCCTGACGCTGCGCGTGGCAGCCCTGGAAGCAGCGGCGGCCCTGCACCTGGGCACGCCGACCGTGCAGGCCGTGGCAGCGGGGGCGGGGACCGGCGCGGTGGTGCGTGTGCGTGGCTCAGATCGGGCAGGCGTGCTGTCGTTGACCACGGCGGCGCGGGCGGATCACCGCAGCAACAGCGATGTGCTGACGGTGACGTTCCACACGGCCTGGACGGCGCCGCCGCTCGTGCAGGTGCAGCCGGCCAACGACGCGGCGTATGGGCTGCTCTATGGGCGGTTCACTGCACACCCGTGCAGTGTGCGGCTGGTGCAAAGCCGCGTGACGACGACGGGCTTTCCGTTGGCGGTGGGCGTGACGAGTTTACCCCGAGAAGGGGACACCTATCTCTGGTCGTATGTAGCGGTGGGCTAAACCCACGAAAGGCGATTGACCTATGCAACTGGGCACCCACGTCCCCCACCCGGCCCCGCCCCTGGAGGAGCCCGGCGCCGTCCGGCTCTGGGACGAGGATTCGCCGCTCGCCACCTGGCTCACGCAGCGGGTCCGTGCCGCCGGGTATGACGGCGGCCATGCGATGCTTCCCGACACCGAGGGCGCGGCGCCCCTGGAGACGCCATGAGACACTTCCTCTGTCTGGCGCAGGGTCTGGAGACCCGGCCCCTGGTGCTCGCCCTGTGGCAGCAGCCGCACCTGTGGAACCAGCATACGCAGCGCACCACGATGCCGGGCAGCCCGGTGGCGTGTTGCGATGATTGCTTCTTGCGCTTTCAGCCTCTGCCGGGGGTGACGCTGCATGGCCTGCCCGAGGTGCTCGATCCGCACGAAACCTACTGGTACCCGGCGGCCCAGGCCCTGCCGGAGGCCCGGCCGCTGATTTTTGAGGCGATGCGCCTGGTGCAGGGGGAGCGATTGGGCCGGGTGATTATTACCCGCCTCCCGCCGGGGGGGCATATCCTGCCGCACAACGACGCCGATGCGAACTCCGCCTATTATCACTTTATGCATTTGTTATTGGCTGGGAGTGCACAAACACGTTTCCGGTGTGGGGATGAAGTCGTACTTATGCTGCCCGGCGAGCTGTGGCTGTTTGATAACCTGCTGGAACACGAGCTGCACAACGACGGCCCGGAGGATCGCTTGAGCCTCATTATCGCCATCAAGAAGGGCGGCAGGCCATGAGCCTCACCTTCGCCGTCGAGCCCTGGGCGGACGCGCAGCCGGAGATCGCGCTGCTGCTGCCCCTCCATTGGAAGGAGATCGCGTTAGATCAACATCTCATTGCCCTCGACATGGACTGGGCCGCCTACGCCGAGCTGGCGCGGGTGGGCATGCTGCACGTCGTCACGGCCCGCAGCGAGGGCCGGCTGGTGGGGTATTTCCTGTCGTTCATTCGTCTGCACCTGCACTACCAAACGTCGCTGACGGCCTTTGAGGACATGTTCTTCTTGCTGCCGGCCTGGCGCCGGGGCTGGGCGGGCGTCCGCTTCTTTCAGTTCGTCGAGCAGAGCTGGCGCGCCCTGGGGGTCGAGCGCGCGGCGATCAGCTACAAGCTGCATTTTCGGGACGGGCGCGTGGGCCGCCTGCTGACCTATCTCGGCTGGCAGGCCACGGAGACCAACTACACCAAATATCTTGGGACGAAACGAGGCTAACGATGGCTTTTGTTGCCGCAGGGGTGGCCGTGGTCGCCGCAGGCGCCGGGGTCTACGGCAGTACGGTCAGCGCCGGGGCCGCCACAGACGCGGCCAACACGCAGGCGGGGGCCGCGCGGGACGCCAACGCCACGCAGCTCGCCATGTTCAACCAGACGCGCGCCGACCTGGAGCCCTACCGCGGCTATGGCCAGACGGCGCTGCTCAACCTGGAGCGCACGGCCAACCAGCCGCTCAGCATGCGCCCCTATACGCCCACGCCGACGTTCACCCCCCCCGCGCCCTACACCGGCCCCAGCGAGGCCGACCTGCGCGCCGATCCCGGCTATCAGTTCCGGGTGCAGCAGGGGCAGCAGGCCCTGGAACGCAGCGGCGCCAGCCGGGGCCTGACGCTCAGCGGCGGCCAGCTCAAGGACCTGACGCGCTTTGGCCAGGGCCTGGGCGCCCAGGAGTACGGCGCCGCCTATCAGCGCGGCTACCAGCAGAATCAGGACCTCTACCAGCGCGGCTACCAGCAGAACGCCGACCTGTACAACCGCAACCTCCAGGCGTACCAGACCGATTACAACACGCTGCTGGGCCTGCGCAAGGAGCAGTATGGCGAGTTTGCCGGGATTGCCGGCGCTGGGCAAGGCGCGGTCAATTCCCTGTCCAGCCTCGGCCAGAACACCGCCACCGCCCTCAACGCCAACACCATTGGCGCCGGGAATGCGATGGCGGCGGGGACGGTCGGCAGTGCCAATGCCATCAACGCCGGGCTGGGGAGTATCGGGTCGGCGGGCAACAGCTTCTTGCAGTATCAGCTCTTGAGTAGCCTGGCCAACCGCCAGAAGCCAACCGTCTACCCCACCGACGACTAGGAGGCCCTATGCCCATCGATAGCTCTATTGCCCTCGCTGGTAAGCCGCCGGTGCTGCCCGAGGTCGATTGGAATAAAACGTTCCAAACCTTGAGCCAGATGCGTTCCTACAACGCCACCGCCCGCGCCAAAGAAGAAGAGGCCGCCCGCACGCAGACCCTCTTTGACGAGACGGGCGCGGGCCGCCAGTTGCTCAGCTCCCTGGGCACCGTGCCCGCGAGCCCCGCTGCGCCTGCACCGGCGCAGGGCGGGCCACCCTTCGACGAGGCGACCCTGGCGGCGCTGCCCCAGGGCGGCAGTATGCCCCCGCCGACAGCCCCCCAGGCGGCCGCGGCCCCGGCGGCACGGCGCCGGTCGATCCTCGACCCCGACGTACAGGCCGAGATGTACCACATTGCGCCGCACGCGGCGGACGACCTGCTCAAAACGGGCCTGGCCACCCATACCGCCACGCTGGAAGCGCAGCAGAAGCTCTATGAGAGCGTGGCGCGGTCGATCCCCACCGGCGATGAGGCCGGCTATCAAGCCTGGCGCACCATGGCGGCGACCGTGCTGCCCCCGGAGATGGCGGCCCACCTGCCGGATCACGATCCGGGGCCGGCCGGCGTGGCCCAGATGCAGCGCAACGCGCAGGACCTCGGCACGCAATTCAAGCAGCAGATTGACGCGAGCACGGCGGAGTCAGCCCGGATCTCCGCGCAGGCCACCGCGAAGCAGGCCGACACCGCCGCGCAGCGGCTCCCCATCGAGCAGCAGCAGGCCGAGACCGCCGCCGCCCAGGCCAAGACCGCGCAACAGCTTGCCGACCGGGGCTACCCGCTGGGCACTGGCTACGGGCAGGATCCGAACGCCAAACCCCCGCGCATCCTCGGCCCGCAGGGCACGGCCACGCAGGCGCCGATCAGCCCGGAGGGGATGGCGCTGAAAAACGGGTACACGCAGCGGTTTGAGACCGGCAGCCAGGATTTTAAGGCGGCGACCGCCGCCTATAACGAGGCCGTGCCAGCCCTGAAGCTCGGGACCAATGCCGGCGACCAGGCTGCCCTCAACGCCATGCGGAAACTCAACCTGCCCGACCAGGCCGTGCGGCTCTCCGGCAGCCCGACCCCCATTGGCAACCTCTCGGAGGTGATCAAGGGCGAACTCAGTCGCCTGTTTTCGCAGCCCGGCACGACCATTGCCCCCGAACTCCGCAAGAAGTTTCAGGAGCTGATCAACGTCGTGCATGCGCAACAGATTGACACCCACATCCAATTCCGTAACCAGATCCGCGCCGAAGCCACCGGCCAGCTCGGGCCGGCGGCGGCGCTGGAAGTCGCGCCCAACCGGCTGACCACGCTCGGCAGTGGGAACGCAGACAAGGTGCTCACGCAGGCGCAATTTCAGGAGATTCTCACGCATGAACGCACCAAGGGCAAAACGCTCGGCACGGTGTATCTCGACCTGGCAGACAAAGGGTATACCGTGCGCGGAGGGCCGCAATAATGCCGCTCTCCATCCAGGACCTCAAAGACCTCATCGTGAACGATGCCACCCGGCTGGGCAACGACCCCGCCCTGATGCTGGCGCTGGCCGATCACGAGAGCCGGGGCTTTAACCCGAACGCCCTCAGCCCGACCGGCGTGCGCGGGCTGTTCCAGGTCACCAACCAGACCGGCGGCCCCTACGGGCAGACGCCGCAGACCCGCAGCGACCCCACCGTCTCCTCCGATGTGGGGCAACGCCATTTCAAGGACCTGCTCTACAAGGCAGGCGGCGACGTGCCGACCGCGCTCACCTGGTACAACGGTGGCAGCGATCCCAAATTTGCCCAGCGCGTGCTTGCCAAAGTCGCCGGGCATCAGGCGCGGCTCGGGAAGGCCGGCAGCACCGACGCGATCCTGAACGACGTGTACGGGCCAGCCGGGGCGCCCACGCCCGCCGCACCAGCCGCCGCAGCAGCGCCCAGCACGGACGCGATCCTGAACGACGTGTATGGCCCGGCCACGACCCCCACGCCTGCCACGCCCGCCGCGGGCACCGCGCCCTTGCCCATGATGGCGCCCGACGCCCCGCTGCCGCCCTCGCAGCTCACGCTCGACATTGCCAAGCCCTCGGCACCAGGCCCTACCCCACCCGGACGCACGCCCCTGGAGGGGAACACCCTGGATGATCGCGCCGATACCACCACCGGCGCGACGATCCGCCCCTGGGCGGATGCCGGCGTGGACACCGCTAAAGCGGTGGGGGCAATGGGCCTCGTGACCGGCGGGACCATGGGCGGCGCGGCGCTGGGCGCGATGACCGGCCCCTTTGCGCCTGTGGCGGTCCCTGCCTTCAGTGCCGCCGGCGCGGAACTCGGGAATATGGCCAGTAAATATCTCGGCTGGCAGCCCGGCAAGTGGAATGAGCCCGACCTGAGCGATGCCCTCGCCGTGGGCGTGCCCCTCGTCGCTGGCACGGCCCGTGCGGCGCTCCCTTACACGCGGGCTGGCCGCGCCGTGCAGACCGCGACCGACGCCACCACCGCCGAGGAAGCGCAGCACGCGCGCTGGCTCGCGGAAGCCGAAGCGGCGCATAAAGAGACCGTGGCGCAGGCCCAGGCCGCCAGGAAACCGTGGCAGAGCACCTGGGGTGTCACCGACCCGCCCGTGCCCCCGGAGCTGGCGCGGCTGCGGGCCAACCCACCCACGCCGGTGGAGCCCACGCTGCCGCCGCCGACGCTGAGTAGCCTGGCCAAGCACTATTTCGGGTATGTGCCGTCCTGGTTCGCCCCCGTGGCGGCGCCGGTGGATATCGCGGATACCGTGATTTCGCACGCGCTCAACTCGCCCACGCTGCGCCCATGGCTCCAGCGCCAACTGGCGGCCAGTGGCGGCACGCTCACCCCGCAGACGCTGGCGATGCTCAACGCCATGGTGAGGGGTGGGATGCAAGATACTCAGCGGCCCGTGCCCTAGCAGCGTATGCGGCACGACGCTCCCGCTCTTGGCGCAGTTCGTCTCGTGATGGGATGTCCCCATGGACCCATGCCGAGAGATAGGCATAGACGAGGAACAGGCCGGCCAGGGGGAAGATGACGGCGCTAGTGTACAGAAAGCCGAGCAATAAGCTTCGTAGCAGTGCCGCGAAGCACATCTCACACATACGCAACCTCCGAGGCACCCCGCAGGGCGCCGCACGAAAGGACCATTCCATGGCCGAAAGCATTAGCGCCTTCGTCCAGTCCACCTGTCTGGAGGAGATTTTCTTCAATGGCGAGACCGGCGACCTCTCCGTGACGTTCACCAAGGGCTCGCGGTACACGTATAGCGGCGTCCCGGCGGAGGTCGCCCAGGGGCTCGTGAACGCCGCCTCCAAGGGCAAGTATTTCCGCGCCAATATCCTGGGGAGCTATGGGTTTCGCCGGGGCTAGGAGGCCCGAGGGGCCTCTAGGGTGCCTGCACAAGTATACAGCATACATTGTCCTAGTACAAAGGGAACACTATGACGCTCGCGCTGCTGCCCTACCCGCGCTTCCGCGCTACCGATGCCAACGGGCTTCCATTGGCCGGCGGCCTGCTCTACAGCTATCAGGCGACGACTTCCACTCCGCTCGCGCTCCTGACCAGCGATGGCTCTACCCCCGCCCAAAATCCGCTGGTCTTGGATGCCAATGGAGAAGCGGATGTCAGATTGGGGACAAACTCGTATAAATTAGTCTTAAAAACCAGCGCCGGCGCCACCCTGTGGACCATAGACAACGTCTCCGGGCTCTCCCCCACCGTCCTGGGCGGCTACTCCGCCACGCTGGCGCAGATGAAGCTCACCACCGACCCCGGCGAGCTGGGCAGCGAGTCGCTGGCCACCACCATGGCGGGCGAGCTGGAGCGGCTGCGCTGGGCGACCTATGAGGTCAAGCACGCCGTC